AGGCTATTGATGCCTTAGAAGAAGTTCGTGCCTATTTAGTTAATCAAGGAGATTAGTATGTGGAGTAAGTATACATTTGTTTGTGACCCTGATGAGTGTGATGCTCTTCTTGAGTTTACCGCCAGGGATGACTATGGATTCCCCAGGGGATCTGTAGAGATGACCTGCCCATGTGGTAGGAAGATGGCTTATATTGGTTATGATGACGCTTGGGGACCTATCTTCCCTGTGACCAACATCACACCGCGTGAAGTTGTAAAAATCAACACCAACCCGTATAATTAATATATGGACCTAAATACATTCAGAGAATATATCAGACTACACGCCATATCCCTTGAACAGGATTTGGAAAACGAGGACGGTGCTGATAGCATTGTTCCTTACCTTGAAGGAGCCATTCATGTCTCTAAGCATTATTTGGAGGTAGTCAGTGAATAGTACAGACCTTGACCCATACCTAATGAAATTAGTAGAACTTGGTATGGACGGAGCAGATATCCTGCACGGTCACCTTAAAGTTTTAATGGTTGAGGCAGAAGCAATCCTTGACCGTTGTATTGACGCAGAGGAGTACTCAGAGGACGCAATGGACTCAATGGCTCGTACAGAGGCTACAGGATACTTAGACGCCCTTACTGAGGTCTATGCACTAACATATGCTATTGCATTTGCCAAGGAAGAAGTAAAGAACCGTAAGGAGATTCTTGGTGAATAATTTTATTGAACTTACCTTTGATGAGTGGTGTGACATATACAAACCAATCAAGAATCATATAGATACAAATGCCTCCTTTGACGGAGAGATGTTTGAAACCTATGGCGATGAGGTTGAGTTTGTAAAGCAGCAGGACCCTGCCTACATATGGATGTATGGCGACGGTGATGACGGTGGTTCTTATATCTGGAATGGTTGGCATTTTGTCAATCGAATAGGATACTTTATCACTTCTGTCCCCTGCCCTCCTGACACGACCATTCAGGTCTTGGTCAGTCATAACTGGTTCTACTGTGAGAACTGCAGCGCCGAGTTTGAAGACCCTGATAATATAATCAGAGATAAGTTTGATGAGGCCGATTTGGAAAAATGTCCTAATTGTGCTACACTTGAAGAACTACTACTAATAGAAACGGATACCCCACAATGAAACAACTAATAGGCTATTTTGCTGTTGACTCAGGTCAAGCAATGATTGGCGACCCTTGCTACTTAGAGCAGTGGAAGCCTTGGGAGTCAGATAAGATTGATTTTGATGAACACCATAACAAGGTAGGCGAGTATGGTTACCTTGGTGCTTGTAACGCTACCCTAACTAAGGGATACGGCGAACTAAATAAAGGCTCAGGTGTTGTATTTAACACAGGGTACGGTGACGGAATGTATCCTGTATACGCTGAAATAGAAGACGGCAGAGTACATAGTGTAACTGTTAACTTTGTTAATGATGAGGATGACGACAACTAATGGGACCAAGATCATTAATGCATACGCCCCACAAAATGTAAGCGCTTAGGCGCCTTCANATCAGGGGTTTGGTCACTTCCTGATTAACTAAATAAAGATAGGGNTGGCGTGACTGTGGGGGTTGCGCCACCCTGTCCTTTAGGGTATAATGAATTGAGAGGAGTATGCTATGGCGTACAGTATAAGAAAGTCACAACATACCCCTGCCTCACGACTGGCAGAGAGGTTAGCAAGGTTATTGACAGAAGATTTTTCTATTGACTTGGAACAGGTGGGAATGTATTTAGTACAGAACCACCCAGCCATTGTCTTTAATAGATTTGATGTCCTTGCCTTGACCGCACAAGAAGAGTATGATAGAATTATGACAGTGAACTTTGGAGAGGACTACGATGATAGATTTCGCAAATAAGGCAGGTATCTTGGGACAGTTTTGGATTGAGTTCCGAGATGACGAGGATATGAAAAACTTTATAGAGTTCAACGATGTTGGGCTACCTCTTGGATATTTTATTGCTGAGGGTTTAGTAAAAGAAACACCAATGGCAGAAACATTTATCTTAGAGACATTTGATCTGTTGCTAAAAGCATTAGAGGTTACAGAAGAGGAACTTGAAGGAGTTACTAATATGAACGAACTAATGGCGTATGTAGAAGAGAACCGACCAGAAGAATAATTTGTAGACAGGGAGCGCTTGCATAAGGGTGCTCCCTTTCGCATGCAAAAAAGCGCTAGAATTTTGATATGATACCATAGACAAACCATTTTGTCAAACCTTATTACGATCCAATCCAAAAAAGTCCCTGAAGTTCCTAGCATATCAAACCACATTTATCAAACCTTATTACGAACGACATCAGAATTTTCCTAAATCGTGATATAATGGTTTGTATGACTCCAAGACACTTTGCAGCATATGCTAAAAGAGATCCTAAAGGATATCAGGCATTCTCTGATTCTATGTGGAACTCCTTTGTTGGTGTTACTCACCTTATAGGTTTGTCTAAGTTCTTTTCTTTCACTCCCGCCCTAGAAATCATTAATGATCCTATCAAAGACGGCGAAGCCGTGGGCGTAGCCCTTGGAGAGATCTACCAATTTTCCAAGGGGATTCAAATAGATACACCAAACCACCCCCTATAGAATAACAAACCTTTTCTCCTGGTTTTCTTTAAATACTATAAAGGTTTGTTAAAAAAAGATTACGATTATCGACAATTTCTCCCTGGTTTTGGGAGATTTTTTTTGCATCAAATGGGCTTGACAAACCATACAAGATAGGATACAATGCCCAAACCATGCATATGAAGGTTTGACAGATATGAAGGTTTGCGATATAATCCCGCTATGAAGGTTTGGGGAANGAAGGTTTGAGGTTTGGGATTACGACGCCCCTTCATATAAATGCTCCATTCTCCACTATCCTCCACTTCACTCCACTTCTACTCTGTTTAACTATATAATCAGTAACATATTTCTGTGGATAAACCTGTGGATAACTATTACGAAAGGTACATTCCAAACCCTATTTCCTACTCAAATGTACCTTAACCTACCAATAGGTACATTGTCAAACCTGTGGATAACTTTTTTGCACGGAACCCATATTGACAAACCATCATAGCCTCTGTATACTTAGACTATGCACATATTCAGAGTATCTCTATTAGATTACGCTACGGCATTTGATCTTGACATCTTTGCCTCAACTGAGAAAGAAGCCAGAGCAATGGCACAAGCAGAAGAGCCTAAGATGAATATTACCAAAGTGGTTTGTCTAACCACTATCGAGGCCATATGAAACTACACTATGGCAAGATGACCTCCAGTTACTCTCTTGGGGTATATCTGCATAACTGGGGCTATCCAGTTAAGCATGAATGGGAGATAGGCCTATATCTGTTTAAGTGGTATGTGGGTATAGACTTCTTTAAGGATTCTATATAGGGGATTACGAACACTTCTTTAATTCCCCCGAAATATATCAGTGTGTTATAATAAAAGTATGAATACAAGAGATTTAGAAAAATGTTATTATTGCGACAAAGACGCAATGTATAGCCAGTTAGTCGGCAAACCTGGAAACTACTCTGTTTCAGGTGTGTGTAAAGATCATCTGGTCATGGATTTAAATTCATAACTTGACCAAACCCTCAATCTAAGGTATACTGAATATATGGAACTGTTCATGAACAACTATGCCTCTTGGGTGCTTGCCGTTATTGGCGTTACAGGTATCTTCTTTGTTGGCCGTAAGACTATCTGGGGATGGTATGTCCTGTTGTTTAATGAATCCCTTTGGATAGCCTATGCTATATATACTGACCAATATGGTTTTATTTTCAGTGCCCTTGCATATGCAGCAGTCTACATTAAATCATATCTCCATTGGAAGCGTGAAGAATGAAACCTCAAGAATGTCTAAAGTGTGAGATGAGTGTTAAAAATCCTTTGTTTTGGGAACTACATCAAACCATGACAGATGGTAGGGTATGGTGTGCTTATGCTAAGAAGTCTTGAAATACCTGATCCATTTCAAACCTTTGTAGCCAATAAATACGCCAATGCCAAAGGGTATGTTCATGACTGGTTTAGTGGTGAATGGTCTTATAGGTGTAGTACCTGTAGAGAAGATCTCTTTGGTCCGTCCCGCAAAATATTGACTAAGATTAGATTATTTCATACAAGAAATGAGTGCTTAGGTGGCTACTGAACCAAAGATTACGAAGATGGATTGGCGTTCCCTGGGCTACTGGCCTGTGTGGAAAGATGGAAAGAAAGTATGGGTGCCACAGGATGTCTCTAAAGATAGTGATTGAGAAATATACTCCTCCTAAAAAATCTAATGGTAGGTTAGTTAAGAATGAAAAGAAATTCTTTCTCCCCCCAATTCCCTGGCACTGGAGCCTATATAATGGATTAAAGATTGTGTCTTTTGGCTATACCCACACAGAAGAAGATGCTAATAAGATGGCTAACGGAGCATTAAGGGACTATAACCGAAAGTGAGTCGTTAGACTCATAAGAAGGTCTATAACTTCTATTTTCCGCCGAACCTTAATTCATAATTTTTATCCTTAGTAAACCACAAAAGGACCGAGTACCTGTCTTCATTTATAAATTTTACTTCATGAAAAGATGTATTTTCCGCCGACTTAAATATAACTAAATCTCCAGACATAGGCATAATTTCCAGACTAAGGTACGGGAACTCCAATGGGCCAGAGTTGTTAGGAGTATTTAAGTACAATATAGCGCTGTATTCGTAATGATCATTAAACCCAGAGTCTGTGTCTAAGTGTCCACGAACTTGAGCGCCAGGTAATTGTTTTGCTAACCAGAACGATGAAAGATATAATTGTTGATTATCCTTAAATTCATATGATATAGATTTTACTGAAAGATTAATAATTGTTTCTATTTTGTTTTGT